CATCTAGCATTAGCAAATGTATCACTATCTTCTTTGTGTAGAATTTTGTAATATACACTTACATTTGATCCAGGTGGACGATAAGCAGTCAGATAAACTCTAATATCTTCCGCATCTTGACCATCAGCAAGTGTCATTTTTCTAGTAATATATTTTGCTAAAGCATTACCACCACTTGCGGTATTGGCCTCACCAGTTGTATCATTATTAATCAAATTCTCCACTATGATAGCAGAAATGCGTTGAACATCAAGAACTGGTGATGCATATCTATTCAAGCTAATCAATGAGGTCTTAATTTCTGCTGATCTATCTGCACCCATTGAAGTACCACTAATCGAAGTATTAGATTCCATACTACGGCTAAGCACATATCTAGGTGATGCAAATTCATTATTATTATTTACATCAAGATTGATATATGAGGTATCTCTACTGCTATTGCTTGTGGCAAATTTACCAGATACAATTATCGCGGTATTTGTTGGTGTCAAGAAATCAGTAGATATATTTAATACATCGGCCTGAAGACGATCAAGTTTAACTATGCGAGCTATCGCTCCATTAACTTGACCGCGAATCCAGTTATTAGCAAAGAAAACTCTACCTGAACCAGAAGCTGCGCCACTATTTGTATAGGCCACATTTGCCAGATGCAAATAGGTATTCGCAAATGATACCGCATCAAAATATGCTACGCGACCAGTTGGTGTTGTTGCTGAGGTGATACCCCCAGTCGAATTACCAACTATGACACCTGTTGTTGCATTTGTATTGCGAATGCGAATAGTTTCACCACCTCTAAATTTTGAAGTCAATGATACATTACGAACCCGTAATTGTGATGTGCTAAACCGTGATATGGTTCCAGTAGCACCCGAAGTCATACCTTGAACATAAGTAACTCCGGTATTTACATGTTTTGTGTTAGCAAATGTTCCAACAAGAATTGTCTCACCGTGAACTAATTCACCAGCTCGAATAAAAGCTGCTGATGCATTTGCAATTTCCAAATAATCACGTAATTCATTTTTAAATACTACAGAACCTACCGATGAATTTTGGAAGTTTGCAACATAAAGTGTAAATTTCAAATCTTCTTCTTGAATCGCTGTATAAACTTTGTCATTTGCTGAAGCAAATAGCATACCAGCGGCTGGTTGAGAAGTTATTCTATTACCTGTTAATTTATCAACTTCACCTAAACGAGAGATATGCAAAGTTATATCTGGATTATTACCTACTGGTTTTATTATTATTGCATAATCTCTACCATTTTGTAAATATACAGGTGCGCTAAAATATACTGGTGTTGGCGCAGAAGCATTATCACTTACATTTATTTCTGCTGGTTGCAAAAATACTGTACTGAATGGAACTACCCTGGGTGTTATAGTATTTGATAATGTATCAATTTCTCTTAGATGGACTTCACATCCAAGTGTTGTGGATTTAGATGCAAAGAAAAGATCAACTTTTGTAGCAAATGCACCAGAACCATTTACTTTACCTACCGCAAGAGTATTAACAGTGAATGATTGCGCTATTGGATCTTCTTGGGCTGGTTGCTGTACAACTTGAGTAACATTAATTACATTTGTAATATTTTGAGTAACTGATGCACTAACTGAAGTAGTTGTTGTTGATACTGCATTAGTAATTGCAGTTTGACTTTCAGATACGGCCGTCATAACAACTTGTGGATTGGTAGTTGATACTATGGTAGATTGAGTTTGTTGTGTCAATCCCTGCGATGAATATGAACCTTCTGCTGAAGTCAAAGATGATCCTGCTGATATATCATTTGTCTGTGAATCTGACAAACGGAATCTTAATGTACCAGTTCTAAATCTTAATCTTTCATCAGCAGGAATTCTGAATATACCATAAACATTTCCATTAGCAGCCGAAAAAAGCGGACCACCTTCTCTAGCAGTATTTGCAAAGGATGAATTGGTTGGAGTTACATATTCTGATACTGGTGTGCCATCAAAAAATGCATATAATCTTGCACCAGGCTTAACTTCTGTTGCGGTAAATCTAATAGGTCTAGACCGCATAAACGGTTGTATGTTTGTTGATATGACTCTTGGGCCATAATTAGTTGTAGTTGTTACTGGAGTTAGTGAATACTGAATACCTTCTCTAACTTGACCAGATGTCGTTGTAGTTGTAGTGGTACTTGTTGTTGTTGCTATTGTAGCATCACCTTGAGTTGATACTGTTGTATTATTTACAACTGCATCCGATGATGATTGCCAAACGGTTTGCCAATTATTCCAAGAAGTACCCCAGGCCCCGCTTTGCGCCCAATTATCATCAAAATTATCAACATTGACATTTACATCAGGTAATTGGACAGTATCTGTCCAATAATCACTATCAGGATTTAAAAATACTCTACCATTCCATTTCCAAAATAAACCTGCTGCATTTTTTGTAGTAGAAGAAAATGGCTGGCGAACAAAAACTTCATGTGTATATGGTAGAGTTATAAGATTTCCAGGTGGAATTGCATATACACCAGAAATTGTAGATGATACAGCTCCACTTGTTGCCGTAGCTCCTGTAGAGAAATTTGCAGTAGCATTTTCAATATACAGTTTGTTATTGACTTTAAATCTTAATGTACCAGATGCACCACCTGCGGTTACAGTCTGACCATTCGCAAATGCAGCGGCACTATTTGAAATGAATACTATCTGATCTCTAGCCACACCACCTGTAGTCGTATTCGTACGAACCACATTTGATGAATTAGCAGAATTATAGAATAATTCAAAATTGTCTAGCTTAAACGGTGGACGTGCTTCACCCTTAGCTGAATCTACAGAAATCTTATAATCAGAATTAGTAACATCTCCAACATTATGGCCGTAGAATGGATCGACCAAAATACCATTCTTGAATCTATTATTACCAGTTTCATCTTGAATCAATAGATTTTTGGTATCCATCTCTAATAAATTTAGAGTTGTATAATATTCAAGATTTTCAATTCTATCTCTAAGAACACCAATATCTTTCATAGTAAATCTAGGGTTCTTAATAGGAAATACTTTAGATGCAAGATCTGTTCTTCCGACTCTACGTGCTTGTTCATCAGGCAGAGATGGATATGGAGTTAAATTTATAGTAGCAATAGACATGGAATCCAATGGTTCATCCGGTGTTGTCGGATTATTGGATGGAACGCCTCTTACTAGAGAAAATATACCTTTACGATCCAAAACTATTCTATCATTTCTATACAGATAGTAATCAAGATCCGTAGTAAATGTATCACCAGTTGACATAAATCGCAGACCACCGGACGGTTGATCAAAGGATGTTGATAGTTTTGGATTTATTGATATATTTGAAAGCGAGGTAACCGTGTTTGCAGTATCCGTCATTCTTGGACGTATATCAATACAATCTCTAAGATCGTAAAGGATACCTGTACGTTGTGATGTAAATCTTGGTATATCATATGTATAAATTTTTGTGGTATCTGTTCCTGCAGTTGCATCACTCACAGGATAAGAATCTACAGAAAAATATCCTACACCAGTTGAATAGCTATGTATAAAATAATCAAGCTTTACAAGCAATCTATCACCAGAAGATATGCTAATCCCAGCACCAGGCTTTTTAACTAATTGTGCATGACTGTAATAGCTATCATTCATACCTGAATCAAGCACAAAGCTATTTGTTACGTCAGTACCTTCAGTCAGACTGGCAAAATTAGACCCGGACTTTTTGCGTACAGATAATAATTTAAAACCATCTGATAATCCAAGAGGCCAGGGCCCTGTAGTATTGGCCACATATGATGTACCACCACCAGACCCAACTCTAATTTGAACCAGTCGGTTACGGTTAACTGTCTTAGATGCTTCTTGTCCATCAACTTTGTTTAACTCTGCTATCACAGTAGCATTGATAGATGAACCAAGAGTTTCTTTAAGATCAAAATCAGTTTGAGTAGATGATGATACAGTTATGCTACGAGCTGTGCCAGCAAGACCACCGCTTCCGCCAAAATCTAAAATTTGACCTTGCTTAATTAGCTTGTGAACCCTCATACCTGTTCTGGTTGCGCTTGCTGTAGAAAGAGTCGTCAAAGATGATGCAGATACAGATGTTACAATGAAATCACCGGTATTTGCAACACGAATCAATTCGCCTGGACTAATACGTGTGGTCAAATCAATGGAGCTATTTGAACGCGTTATTGTATTGGATCCACTTGTTGTGCTTAACCGCAGTGTGCCAATTGCACCGGTATTACCCGACCCTCGCGCAACCACATAATAATTTGCTCTTCCAAGAGATGCAGATAATGCACCTGATCCTGAGAACGTTTCGCTAGCTAAACCTGTTGTAACCGTTGCAGTACCTGCAGTACCAAAAGTAATATCAAATGATTTCTTAAATCTAAAATCAGATACTACTGTACCTGAAGTACTTCTCAGACGCCTAATATATTTTGCAGGTAATCTAAAAACGGCCCTATCAAATGCTGATTCTGAGGTATTAGCATTAAGACCATTAGAACCAAGTATATCAGCCTTACCAAGTGCAGTGCCTGCACCACCATCATATCCTATGGATTGTACATTTGTAAAGCCAAATCCGGAATTCATATTAATATCAGTCAGATATAGCTTATACTGAGCTGAAGGTAACCCCGGAGTGCCACTATAATGTTCTAAAGAACGAACCCGAGCTGTACCAATTTGTGTTGACGGTAATGATGTTGTTGAATATGATAATGTGGATACGGCATTAGCTTGCTGGGCCCGCAGACTTACTAAAGCTTGCGAATTTACACCCCAATTACCAACAATATTGTCAACTATGACATAATTACCATAATCGATAATGGTAGAAGCCGATGATACTGAAGCATAATCATTTGCTTTATCAATCGCTACTCTAGCACTCTGTAAAGTTTCAATATCATAACCTTGCACATAGGCTTTACCTGGAGTAAGTTCTACGACAAGTTTTGCTGAATCTCCACCTTCACCAGAAGTATATACCCCTTGGTTATTCGCGCTTAATAAATGTTCGCGAAGTCTAGGATTTAGGCCCTTTACTACATAATTACCTGATTCATCATAAGTGCGTTTTGCAAAATAATCACGCAATAGACCATATTGTGGAGTATCTGATTGTGATTGAATTACACCATCTTTTAACTGAACAAGTTCTATAAAATTATTACTTGCAGTTTCATTCAAACCAATTGTAACAAATCTAGCAGATAATTTTAATCTTGCTGCGCCTGGCGCGGCATAGTTATATGAACCTGATGCAGGGTCCAACAATGTAGAATCATCAGATTCTTTAACAATAGATTCTATTACATTAAAACCAATTCTCCCAGATGTATTAGATGAATATTTCGATAAAACTAAAAGATCGTCATCTGTACGAACAAAATGGTCTTTTGCAAAGATTACACCTGATGATATTTTCATCAGGGCCGAAAATCCAGTAGCCCCAGAGCTAATTAAATTAGCAGTAAATCCACCACTTGTTGAATTGATAATTTCGCCATTTGAAAACATACGAATAGGGCCATTGGCGCCCGTCAATTTAACAAAAAGTGTTTTATAGTTTGGTGTATTTGCTTCTGACCCGTCATTAACTTTAATAACGCTAGCAGATACTCCTGAAGTTACACCCGTGATAGTTTTATTTAAAAATGAATATACATTGACCGTGGTTGTTCCATTCGATGCTCTATCTCTTAATTTAATAAACAATACATCTTTATCAAGAAGGGTTTGACATCCACGAATAACGCTACCTTCTTTAAAAATATGCTCAGCAAATCTATCAATCTGATTTTGTAAAATAGATTGAACTTGAGTAAGTTCACGCGCCTGAACAGCTAGACCAGGACGAAATAAAATTCTATGAAAATTCTTTGATTCATCAAAATCATCATAATACGGATCGACATTAAGGTTTGTCGAAATCGTGACGGTATTAGCAATAGACGCCATCTGTATTTCCTATCCTTAGAACGTCACGACGAAGCGAAATTCTTCAACCTGATCGGTTCTTCTTGATACAGGTAAATTGTTTTCTATGTATAAGACATCTCCCGTATATTCTCTGATAGCTGGCTTGACTACGTTTATAACTGAAGCCGTAACACCAGAAGATGCCGCTGTTAATGTTTCAGTTTGTGAAAATCCTCTACCTATACCATCCGTGGTGACACGAATTACTCGAAGAATACCTTTTGTTCTAGCAGCATTTGTATTTGCAAAATATACAACTCTACCTTTTACACCACTAGTTCCACCAGTTATTACTTCATCGGCCGTATAGTCACCTGTAACATTTTGAACAATTATTCTATGACACTGATCAATAACCGATGAATTAGCAACAGGGCCTGATCTAAGTACTGGATCGCGTATCACACCAATGGTTCTGAAATCATTATTAGTTGGAAATGTATTTGATTCACCACCTGATACGGAAATTGACATCATGACATCTTTGGCATTAAGTTCATCTTTAGCTTTTGAACCGTGACCGTTACGCGGAGATATTACAGGTCTGGCCGCGGCCCCAGAACCATATGTAGAATTTGCGATTATATTAACATTAGCATAACCATAATTTCTACCATTAGTTAAAATTGTTATCTTTCTAATTTGTCCGCCAACAGAATTTGAAACATAAGCTGTTGTTCGAACAGCAGTGTGACTTCCACCTTCTCCGCTAACTATTACCGCAGGAGCAATTATATACTTAGATGTAGTATTTGGTGTCACAGAAAATGCAGAATTGACAGTGACCGTGCGACCCGTACCAGTATATCGTATAATACGACGTAGCTGACCAGATCCCAATCCTGATGAAATGTATATTGATGAACCAACGTAAGCACCATCAACCTGAAGTGCATTATTTGATAATTGAACTATGCTAGAGCTAGTGATAGATAAAAATGAATTTGATGTACTGATATAGCCAGCACCATTTGATGTAATTACAATATGTTCAATAGAACCATTGGCCGCGGCTTGCTGCACAGACCATTGTGCGCTACCATTATTTGCTGTAACTTCTCTTACTGGAATATAAGTGGTTGTGAGAAATTTTTGTGCATCAGCTGTAGTTACTGTATACAGAAATTTCCAACGATATCCGTCAGAGGTTGTTATAATTGATGTACTTGTGCCTGTCGGCTCGACAGTAGATGCGGCACCTCGATTATTATCAATGCATTTGTATACATTATTATCTGATGTAAGAACATAAAATTGTTTATCAAACAAATTAGTTGTTGAATTGTCATATTGGATATAAACTGTGCCAGTTGTCCAGTTATATCTGGGTGCAATGGATATGATATCAGTTGTGTTTATACGTTTTAATGCGACCATATCTTTATATACATCAAAAGTTGTGGCCGTAAGTGTATTTGATGTTGCTGTAGCAACTTGATCATTTGAATATGGAGTTATTCTACCCACAAACATATACATCCGAGTAGGGCTAGCTTCAGAAAAAGCTTCCTTAAATTGTTCGGATGTGTTTATACGAAATGAAGGAGTTATTAGATTAGTCATGAGGTCCTCACCATAGACAAATTATTTATTAGACTTTAGGATGACCTTAGATAGGTATAAACCGTATCTGTACCGGTACCTACCACAAATAATTTGCTATCATCCAAGCTAAGAGCTATACCATGCGGCACACTTTCTTCAGTAGATACACTCAAACTCTTACCTGAATAAGAAGCAGTTGAAATATCCCAAGCTGTAGTCAAATTATATTGATATACAGTATCATTGTTAGAACCTACAACCAATACTTTGGTTCCATCAAAACTAAATGCCATACCTAAAGGACTTGCCTCTTGTGAAGATACTGATAAGAACTTAGATGCATATGATGCAGTTGATACATCCCATGGGGTCGATAATGTATATTGATATATTCTATCATTTGTAGAACCTAACATATACATCTTAGAACCATTATCACCAAATTCAAGAGACTGTGGTGCGGTGTCTTGTGATGATACTAACACAGTTTTGGATGCATATGTTGCTGTAGATACATCCCATGCGGTTGATAGTGTATATTGATAAACTCTATCACTAACGGTACCAACAATATACATTGTATGACCTTCAGGATGAAATTTTACATCGGTTGGTGCTGTATCTCCGGGGCCGGATGTAGTTGTATTGGCTATTGAAATGCTTTTTGATGAATATGAA